ATACGTGAACAAACCTAGACCATACAAAAAAGAATACGAACAGTATCAGGGTAAACCCGAACAAATAAAGAACAGGGCAAAGCGTAATAGTGCCCGTGCGGAGCTAATGAAAGATGGAAAGGTATCAAAAGGTGATGGAAAAGACGTCGACCACTCAAAGCCTCTCAGCAAAGGGGGCACAAGTGCTAAAAGCAATCTCAAGGTTAAATCCGCTAGCAGCAATAGGTCGTTCAGTAGAAACTCAGATCACACCGTTAAGCGGAATGTCTCGAAAAAATAGTATCCTAACGGACTATAACTGGCCTGGAAAATTTAAACCGTTTGACCATCAAAAGCTAACCTCTGAGTTTTTAACATTAAACCGTAAAGCATTTTGCTTTAACGAGCAGGGTACTGGTAAAACAGCTAGCGTAATATGGGCAACAGACTACCTAATGAAGTTGGGTGTAGTCCGTCGTGTGCTGGTTATCTGCCCTCTATCTATTATGAAGTCAGCATGGCAACAGGACTTATTTAAGTTTGCTATCCATCGCACATGCGATGTAGCTCATGGTAGCCCAGCCCAACGCAAAAAGATATTTGCTAACAACGCTGAGTTTGTCATCATTAACTTTGATGGGGTAGATATTGTTAAGCAGGACATCTTGAACGGGGGCTTTGACCTAATCGTAGTAGACGAAGCAAGTGCCTATAAGAATGCGCAGACAACTCGTTGGAAGACACTCAGAGACATAGCGGCCCAAGTTAAGGGTATGTGGATGCTTACTGGTACTCCAGCAGCACAATCGCCCATAGATGCGTTTGGCCTAGCCAAGCTTATTAATCCAACTGGCACACCCAAATTCTATGGTCAGTTCCGTGACCAAGTTATGTACAAAGTCGGTATGTATCGTTGGCTACCTAAAGCTACTGCTCAAGACATCGTACATAAAGTGCTACAACCAGCTATTCGATTTGAAAAAGATCAATGCCTAGACTTACCTGACGTTACCTTTGTAGAGCGTGATGCACCTCTAACTGCCCAGCAAATGAAGTATTACAAATTACTCAAACGGCAGATGACTATGTCAGCAGATGGGGAACAAGTAACTTCCGTAAATGCAGCCACTAACATCAACAAGCTACTGCAGATATCTGGCGGTGCGGTCTATACCGATACTAGAGAAGTCATAGAGTTTGATGTATCCAACCGATTACGGGTCATTGAAGAAGTTATTAACGAAGCGTCGCATAAGGTCCTGGTGTTTGTTCCATTTACTCATACTATAGAACTACTAAACAAATATTTAACAGCAGCTAATATACCTTGTGCAATTATTAACGGGCAAGTCCCTGTAAACAAAAGGCACAACATAATCAACGACTTTCAAACAACAGAAAACATTCGTGTACTTATCATCCAACCACAAGCAGCATCGCACGGGTTAACACTGACTGCCGCTAACGTAATCATTTGGTATGCTCCTATGACCAGCGTAGAGACGTACTTACAAGCTAATGCTCGTATTAATCGTCCTGGGCAAAAGAACCCTATGACCATTGTACATATCAAAGGAAGTGAAGTAGAAGCAAAGCTATACAAAATGTTACAAAGTAACATAGACAGTCATACAAAAATAATTGACTTATATAGACAAGAAATAGAAAATATAGCTTGACATTGTCAAAGTCATCTGTATAATAAAAAGTTCGTAGTTTGAAGGAGCTAAATGATGGAAGATTTTACAACAGATAAACTCGCCGAAGTTTACATAAAGATTCGTGACAAACGAGCAGAATTAAAAGAGCAATTTGAGGTACAAGACGAAGGCTTGAAAGCCCAGCAAGAACTGCTAGCGGAGAAGATGCTAGATATATGCAGGGACAACAACGCTGACAGCATCAAAACACCAGCAGGGACAATCATTCGTAAAGTGGATACACGGTACTGGACGACTGATTGGGATTCTATGTATCAGTTTATAGAAGAACATGATGCATACCCCCTGCTCGAGAAGAGGATACATCAAACTAACCTCAAGCAGTTTCTCGAAGAGAATCCCGAACTGTTACCTGCTGGTTTACAAGCAGACAGAAAATACACCGTGGTCGTTAGAAGGAGCAAATAATGAGTAGCATTTCTATTTTTCAACAAAAATCAGCACCAGTAGCAGGTCGTGAAGTTAGTGATTTATCTAAAGCATTAGCAGGTGCAAACAGTAATACATCCCGTCGTATCACTATGTCTAAGGGTGTATTCCGTCGTATCATTAACGGTAAGGAAGCAGGTAAGATTAAAGACGGTCATATGAACGTCATCGTTATCAATGCCTTACCTAAAGTATCCCGTCAATTCTATGCAACTGCATTTGATCCTGATGCGGCTCCTACTCTGCCAGACTGCTGGTCAAACTTAGGTGATGTACCTGACCCTAAAGCTGCTAATGCACAATCAGCAAACTGCGCTAGCTGCTCACAAAACATTGACGGCTCAGGCACTAATGGCAAAGGTCGTGCATGTCGTTTTAATCGTCGTGTAGCCATGGTACTCGAAGGCGATATGAGTGGTGATATATACCAGTTCAATATCCCAGCTAAGTCATTGTTTGGTAAGGGCACTGGTAATACACATCCGTTTGAAAGCTACATTAAGTTCTTACCAGCTAATGGAGAAAGCATTGACCGCATCGTTACTCAGATTGCATTTGATGAGAACGAGACTGCCGATGTATTAAAGTTTACTCCTGTGCGTCATCTAACTGATGAAGAGATTGATGTAGTAGAAGCTGCTCAGGCAACACCAGAGTCTAAGACTGTAATTCAGTTAACCGTAGCTCAGCAAGATGGTGTTGTTAAGTTACCGCCAGCAGCTAAAGCAGTGCCAGCGTTTGTAGAAACTGAAGAAGTTATTGAAGAGCCTGTTGTTAAACGGTCTAAGAAGGCTGAAGCGCCTCCTACAGCACCAAAGGCAAATCTAGCTGACGTTGTCAGTGCTTGGTCGGATAGTTAATAATGAGTTACGGCTATAGTGCCAAGACTATTCAGTTAAACAAAAGAGCTGATAGCAGTGGGCTTGGAGTTGCGTTGGGTAGGGCGGCTATCAAACTAGGTATATCGGTTGCAGATGTAGCCGCTACGCTTAGGGTTAGCCGTCAGACCGTCTATAACTGGTTCGTTGGGGCGTATACACCAAAGGACAGTGTTACTAAAGACGTAACTAGATTACTCAATAGTTTTAACAAGCACATCAAAGAATCAAAGCTTAAGTAAAACCTATTAACGGAGGTTTGGGGGGAGTAGTCCCCCCTTTTTTCCCTAACAATGAGACAACGATGGCAAATATTGACCTATTAAACAGAGTGCAAAGCCCCGATGGGTGGCTTACCGTGCTCGGCTTAAAGGGTAAGTCTGCTATACAAGAGCTTGTTCAAACACGAGAAGAATTTGATAAGTATGTAGCAGAGTTTTTAGAAAAAGGTAGGGATGTTTATTTTGGCGTAGCTAAGTTTGAAACCAATTTAAACCGCAAAAAGGAAAATGTAAAAGACCTTAAATCTTTTTGGCTCGATTTAGATTGTGGCGAGTCTAAAGCAGAAGTAAACCAAAAGACAGGTCGCCCCGACGGATACATTGATCAAGCTACTGGATTACAAGAACTACAAAAGTTTTGCAAACTAATCGGATTACCCAGACCATTACTTGTTAACTCAGGTAGAGGCATCCATGCGTATTGGCCCCTTACTAATCCTGTAAGTAAAGAGGAATGGGAGCCAGTTGCTAATCGTTTGAACGAGTTGTGTGTATTGCACAACCTTTATGTCGACGCAAGCGTATTTGAAATAGCCCGTGTTCTTAGAGTACCAGGCACACTGAATTTTAAAGATAATCCACCTAAGCCAGTAGAGCTAATCAGTGATGCACCAGATGTAGAGTACGAAACATTTAAAAATTTACTAGGCGTAAAAGAAGCGCCAACAAAACCTTCCGCACCAAAAGAATTAAGTGAATTACAAAAAGCCATGGCTGCTAATACCGTATCACGGTTTAGTAAGATTATGATTCGCAGTGCCAACAACGAAGGTTGTGCACAGTTGTTGTACCAGTTTCAAAATCAAGACTCTGTATCCGAACCTATGTGGTTCAATGCCTTATCTATTGCTCACCGTTGCGTAGACAGAGAAACTGCAATCCACAAGATTTCAGAACGGCATCCTGAGTACTCACCCGAAGATACAGAGAACAAAGCTAGCCACACTGCGTTTGCACAACGATGCGCTACGTTTGAGAAAAATAATCCAGGAGGTTGTGATGGTTGTCAATGGAAGGGTCGTATTGGTTCTCCCATTGCATTAGGTAGAGAAATAGTAAAGGCAGAAGAAACAGAGGTTCACGAGACCGAAGAGTTAGATGACTTTGCAACACACAAGATACCGTCTTACCCCTACCCTTATTTCCGTGGTAAGAATGGTGGCATTTACATAACTGTTAGCAGCGAGGAAGAAACAGAACCTATCTGCGTGTATGAGCATGACTTGTATGTAGTAAAGCGCATGAATGACCCTGACCCTTCTGTGGGTGAGTTAGTACTGTTACGTTTGCATTTACCTCAAGACGGTGTACGAGAATTTACAATACCCCTTTCTACGGTGGCAGTTAAAGAAAGATTGCGTGAAGCTCTTTCTACCAAGGGTGTGGCAGGAATGCCAAAACAAATGGATCAATTAATGGCGTTCTTAATGACGTTCATTAAAGAATTGCAATATAAAAAGAAAGCGGAACTTATGAGGACACAATTTGGCTGGGTAGATAAAGACAGCAAGTTTATTATTGGTGACAGAGAGGTTAGTAAGGATGGTGCATTCCATAGCCCTCCATCCACAGTTACACAACAGTTTGCAGAAAGCATGCATCCTATGGGGACAATGGAGAAGTGGAAAGAAGTATTTAATATGTACGGGGCGCCTGGTCTAGAACCCCATGCGTTCGCTGCGCTTACTGCGTTTGGCGCGCCGCTTCTTAAATTCACTGGTCATAGCGGAGCAATCATAAACCTAATCCACAAGGATTCAGGCACAGGTAAATCTACGGCGTTGTATATGTGCAATAGCGTGTACGGACACCCCGATAAACTAGCGGCTATTTGGAAAGATACCCTAGCTGCTAAGGTGCTTCACCTAGGTATTATGAATAACTTACCGTTTACTGTGGATGAGATTACCAATCTTAGCCCTGCGGACTTCTCTACCCTAGCGTATAGCATGTCACAAGGTCGTGGAGCAAATAGGTCTAGGTCAGACAAAAATGAGATGCGCATTAACAAGACTACTTGGCAGACCATATCCTTAGCTAGTTCTAACGCTAGCTTCTACGAGAAAATGGGTGTGCATAAAAATAGTCCTGACGGGGAGATGATGCGCTTGCTAGAGTATCAAATCCACCCAAGTAATATTATTCCAACGCATGTAGCTAAGCACATGTTTGACCACCAGCTCAAGGAAAACTACGGTCATGCTGGAGATATTTACTGTTCTTATTTAGTCAATAATTTAGAAGATGCTAAGAGCAACATGTTAGCTATCCAACAGAAAATTGATAAAGAGATGCGCCTAACCAACAAGGAGCGCTTCTGGTCTGCAGTTATTGCTTGTAACCTGACAGGAGGTTTGATTGCCCGTATGCTAGGTCTACACGACTACGATATGAAAGCTATCTACGCATGGTCTATGCAGATGTTAACCACAGTACGCCAAGATATTGCACCGCCAGCTAACAACTCCTCTTCTGTAATTGGTGACTACCTTAATCGTCATATACAAAACATGTTGGTTGTAAACAACGATACAGATAAGCGTACCAATATGCATGCATTGCCAATACAAGAACCACGGGGTGAGTTGTATATCCGTTACGAGCCTGATACAAAGCTAATGTATATCGTTGCTAAACACTTTAAAAAGGATTGTGTGGAGTCACAAGCATCATACAAAGACACATTGCATGAGCTTAAGACCAAGGGCATCTTCCTTAAGGGGGATACCAAGCAGATGTCAAAAGGCATGCGGGTTACATCACCTGGAGTCTATGCGTTAATATTTGATTGTTCTGTAACGGACTTTATTAATATAGATGCGATGGTTGCGCCTATAGTTGAGAATGCTAGTAGAGAAGATTAGTTACAACGTTAACTGGAAAAATTTTAAAGTGGGGTATTCGATTTTCATACCCTGCATTGACACCAGTGTAGCTAAGCAGGATATCCTACGTGTTACAAAAAGATTAAAAATAGAAGTAATTACAAAATTAGTTATTGAAGAGGGCGTAAGAGGCTTACGCATATGGAGAATTTAACCTATACTCAAGCACAGAACAGCTCGTCTGTTTCTCCTCGGAAGTTAGCTCCTTCCAACCCTCTTGAACCCCGCCTAGTGCGGGGTCTTTTTTATCTCTTGTCTACAGAACGAGTACCCTCTACTAGAGGATAAACAAATGGAGCTTGTGCATCTGTTACAGATAAGCCTTGGGACGATTTGCCACGGCGTTCCTCACGAGATTGCAAGGAGTTATTAATTGTTTCACCGCTGATAGGTAACATAGAGTTTTTGGTATTAAATTTGTCTACTTGTTCTAGTATTGAATCAACTTTATCATCGTCATCATTACGTACTGCTATATCTAAACGATTAAGCAACGTAGCCTTTTCTTTTTCTATCTTTGTAACTATTTGTTTAGCCATAAAGTTAGACTTTTGTATTTGTGCTACTTCAGTATTTCCAAACCCTAGAGCTTGCGCAGCTAATTTGCCTGTTGTATAAAACTCCGCATCCATAATCTCGTCGCCTTTGGTGGTAGTAGCACCTTCTTTACTTAGCCTATATGAAGTTAAACTGCCTCTAAGCCACGCTGGAGAAAGTTTTTCAAAGCCTCTATTTATTTGCCCATTATTAAAGTCATCAAAAGCACCCGCTATGTTTACACCTATGCTACCTATAGGACCAGTAAAACCAAACACAAAGTTTTGGAAAGCCTCTTTAGAAGTATTTCCAGGAGTATCGTCTCTAAACCATAATCCGTCTAACGAAGTAGATGCACCAAGATTTAAACCTGTAACTGCAGATAGTGGGCCCATTTCAACACTACGAGCTAAGGTTGCAGCGTCTTCTTCAGTCAATCCTAAAACGCTAGCTAGGTTACTGTCGGGACCAAAATAGGTAGGAATAAACCAATTTCTAAACCATAAATCTAAATTACGTTTACCAAGTGGGTTTCCTTCATCATCTTCATCATAGTCTTCATCATCTTCATCCCGCATTAACTCACGTACGCCTTCTGCTACACCCATGATAAAACTATATAAAGGAAATCCTGTAACACCAGCAAACAAACCAGTCATACCTAAAGTACCAAAGAACTTAATTGCTGCTTCTTTTTTTTCCTCTTTATTTAGAAACGGCAACATACCGTAAAAGTTACGTACTAAGTACGATGTCATTTGCAATGGGTAAGTTAAGAACTGTGTAGCTAGCTTAGCTCCTGGGCTACCCTTCATCAACCTAGGCTTGTTGTACTGTGTGTAATTAAACAAAGCATCGTACGTTAGACTTAAGGCTTTTTCAGTAGCAGCATCGAAAGCAGCTTTATCATCCATACCCTTTTGCTTGTAATCAGCATAGGCTAATTCAAAAGATGACATAAACATAATCTCACGAGATATGCGCTCAGCGTGGTGGAATGCACCACCCATAAAATTAAATACACCTCTAGTCGCTTTGCTAACTACATTGTGATACTGCCCAGTAGGAACTGCAGACATTGCAGTCATATCTCCTGCATAGGTAGACATAAATATATCTTTGTCGTTAGCAAAGTTCCAAGCATCTTTTAACGTTTTTCTATACGCTGG